GATAGCACACAAATGGAGATGAAAGTATAATGCCAAAATATAGAGTTACATACTCGCAATATAAAGTAAAAGTTATCCGTGCTTCTTCACTAGAAATAGCAGAAGAACGTGCAAAGAAAGCAGAGACAGGACGTTGGGAACTAACAGAAGTTAGAGACGAACCTAACGAATGAGTAGCGCAGCCAAAGCCAAAGGCTCAGGAGCCGAACGAGATGTAGTTAAATACCTCAAAGAATGGTTTCCTTATGTTGATAGGCGATTGGCTGGTGCTACGTTAGACAAGGGTGACATCTCAGGTATACCTGGAGTTACAATTGAAATTAAAAACCACGCGACAATGAAGTTGTCAGAGTGGACAGAAGAGTTGTTAACCGAAATGGCTAACGACAAAGCGTGGACAGGTGTGGTGTGGCACAAGCGCAAGGGTAGGGGAAGTCCTGGCGATTGGTATTGCACCATGCCTGCTCATGTATGGGTAGACTTACTAAGGAGAGCACTTGGAGAAGCCAAGCATTGAGGAATATCTCAACTACATAGGCGCAGCCGTGCCTTCTATGGGCAGCGGCTGGCGCAAAATGAAGTGTCCATTCCACAACGACAGTCATGCATCAGCAGCAGTTAACTATGATAAGAATGCTTTTATCTGCCACGGATGTGGCGTAAAGGGTGATGTATATTCCCTAATAATGTACAAAGAAGGTGGTGATTATCGTGAGGCTCTCAAGTTTGCAGCGTCAGTTCTTACTACAGGCAACACAGAGGTACGCCAGCAAGATAGAACTCGCAAAGGATTATCTATCAAGCCGTCATCTCTCGGTAGAAGAGGCAAAAACATTTCACTTGGGGGTGGTAGAAGACCCACTTCCAGGACATGAGGCGTACAAAGGACGCCTTGCTATCCCATACATTACACCGTCAGGTGTAGTTGATATTAGATTCCGTGCAATGAGCAATGAAGACCCTAAGTATATGGGATTAGTTGGTGCTAAGACTACTGTGTTTAATACACAGGCTTGCTTCGTAGCAGATAAATATATCTGCGTAACCGAAGGTGAGTTTGATTGTATTATGATGTCAGTCAAAACTATGCACCCAACCATAGGTATTCCAGGTGCTAACAATTGGAAACCACATTACGCTAAGATACTAGATGACTTTGATGTTGTTATAGTTCTTGCTGACGGAGACCCAGCAGGTCTTGAGTTTGGTAAGAAGATTAGTAGAGAACTAGGTAATGTAAATATTATCTCTATGCCAGATGGTGAAGATGTAAACAGCATGATGATAAAGATGGGGAGTGAATGGCTTGACGGACGAATCAAAGAATGCGTTACCCCTGGACAGTAAGTTCTGGGACTATGCTCGTGATAACGGAGCATACATTGGTATCCCTGTATCAGATAAAAAGATGCTTAATATCGTGGGTGCACTTGAAGATATATACATAAGCATTATGGAAGACCCAGACGAAGCAATGGAATGTTTGATTATGTTAGGTGCTATATTTGTAGCCGCTAGTGAGGGTAGAGCCGATGAAATATGGGAAGAGTTTGCAGTACGTGAGTCAATGAAGTCCTTTGACCAAGACCTTAGGGAGATACTAAATGAAAAACCTTGAAGATGCTAAAGGAATTACAATAGAATTACTTACAATTATGTACAAGAAACACCAAGATTATGGTCCAATGAACATAGCAGGAGCACCAGGTGGTGCTATGAATGGACTACGTGTACGTATGTATGACAAGTTGGCACGACTATCCCACCTTGGGGATACCGACACGCCGAACTACGAAAGCATAGAAGATACACTGATTGACCTTGCAAACTATGCCATAATCGGGTTACTAGTCCAACGTGGACAATGGGAAGGTTTACCCAATTCAAATGGCAGCGAAACAAAAACGAGTAGTAGTCCTCAGTGACCTACAAATACCGTATCAAAATAATGCAGTAGTCCAAGCAACACTAGATTTTATTCAGTATTATAAACCAGATGAACTTTGGTGTGTGGGTGATGAACTAGATGCACCCGAACCTAGCCGTTGGAACAAAGGAATGGCAGGGGAATACGCAGAAACGCTACAAGATAGTATTGATTTAACGCACGACACAATGGCTCGTTACCGCAAAGCACTAGGTAACAAGCCATTTTACATTCAACGCAGCAATCATACTGATCGTATTGATACTTACATACGCAAGTATGCACCAGCCTTTATGTCTCTTAAGTCTTTAGAGATTGAAGAACTACTAGGTTATGATAAGTTAAAAATTAATTACTTACATAAAATGCACGAGTTGCTTCCAGGTTGGGTCATGGCACACGGAGATGAAGGCGCACTTAACCGTGCTCCAGGGGCTACCGCATTAAACTTAGCCAAACGTTTAGGCAAGTCAGTAGTATGTGGACACACGCATCGCGTGGGTTTGCAGCATGAAACAACTGGCTTCTATGGTAAGACACATACATTGTATGGTCTTGAAGTTGGACATATGATGGATATAAAACAGGCTAGTTACCTAACATCAGGTAGTGCCAACTGGCAAACAGGTATTGGTATCCTTGTACAAAATGGTACTAAAGTAACACCATTTGCCGTGCCAATTGTTAACGGCGAGGTAATTATTCCGTAATGAATTATATTGATGAGTACAATGATTTGGTACAGACACTTGCCACAGAATATGCAAGACGCTACACAATGGTAGAGCGTGATGACATAGGGCAAGAGTTGTGGGTATGGTTTGTAGGACACCCACGTAAGTTTAAAGAGTGGTCTGAGTTAGAACAAAAAGATCGAGATAAACTTATCGCTAAATCGCTACGTAATGCAGCCCTTAAGTTCTGTGAAAAAGAAAAAGCAAGAAAAATTGGGTACGATATGTCCGATTTATACTACTATGACGTGTCAGTTATAGAGGTTTTTCTCCCCTCGATCATTGGAGAATCCTATGAAATACCCACAAAGATTAAAGACTTGGGTGGCACAGTCAAGACAAGTGAGATTTCAGATGGTAACAATTGGTTATCATTGAGATCAGACATAGCATCAGGTTACTACAAATTATCTGAAGCAAAGCAAAACATATTACGTTTACGATTTAGTATAGAACAACCTGACTGGACATTACTAGCAAAAGATATGGACAGTACACCTGATGGTGCACGTATGAAAGTGCAGCGTGCGATTACTTCTCTTATTAAACATCTAGGTGGATGGCGACCACAAACAGATGAGGACTCTAAAGTTGAATGACTTAAGAGGAGAGCCAGCCTTTGCATGTATATGTGGTTGTCTGATGTTTGAGATTACCGTTATGTGGGATATAGAAACAAGAGAAGTTATGTGGTATGACCTTGCGCAGAAGTGTAAGGATTGCGGAACTATAACAACAGCACCGACACCAATGGATTGGATGGATTGTGACTAATGCCTGCATATGATTTTAAATGTGAAACATGCACTACAGTTATAGAAACAAATGAAAACATAGCAACAATGTGTACCACTTGTAATGGAACTATGACCCGTGTATGGTCTAGCGTAGCCGTTAAGTTTAATGGTTCAGGATTTTATTCAACAGGGGGATAAATGTTTAGACCCAGCAACACACCTAACTGCGAGTCAACAGATACCGAATTGTTCTTTGTGCCAGATGGAAGTGGTACTTACCAAGAAATAAAAGCACTTAAAACTATTTGCAGTAATTGTTTAGTTCAAAAAGAATGTCTTGACTATGCATTAAAGCACGGTGTATCAGGTTACTGGGGTAACACTACTGAAGGTCAACGTAGTAAGTTACGAGAAGTATTTAATATCAAACCAATACCGCTATACTTAACGTACCAATAAAAAAAGACCCCCGCCAGGTAGGTTAAAGTACCTGAGCGGGGGCTTCTATTTTTATAAGTATTACTTCTTGGTAATACCAAACTCTTTTGCTGATGGGTCAAGTGCCTTAAGAACAGGACCTACAAGACCAGCAACAAAGGCTGATGCCAATACTTTAGGGTCGTGAACGCCAGTCATATATAGACCAACAGCCACTGCTGCTGCAGAACGTAGGTATGTTAAAGCAATCTGCTTAATTTTTTCTTGGTTCATGGGGATTCCTTTACTTTAGTTTCATTTTGATTACACGTGCTTTTACTTGTTCAGGTGTTTCTACTATCTCAAAGTGCATATCATCTTTGCGAGTCTTATAGGTATAGCCAGCGCGTAACCCATACTTCTTGCAAAGAATACTTAATACCTTACGTTGTTCAACAGTAAAGGTATTCTCCTTGCCAAGCGGATGCTTGACTGCATTCAGGTCTATTGCAGTACCAGATGAATGGTTAGACAAGTTATCTGTTTGACCACGAACCTGACGATATGCATATGACCAGTCATCAAACTCGCCTTCTTCAAGGGGTTCAACTTTAGTATGAAACTCAGCGGCAAATGCTGCTAATACTGGACCACATATCTCGTTGCACTGTAATCTAATCTTTGTTCCAGCAACAGGAAAATGCTTGATGTTAATTGCTTCTTTATCTTTAGATGCTACCCAACCATTTTGACTGTATTCAATTGTCACTTGTCATCTCCGTTGCGTAATGGATAAGTAACTGCCCATGCAATTAGTGTTCCAGCAATTGCATAGCCAACTACAGTTTTGGCTGAACCATCAAGGACAACCCAAGCAATAAACATGCCTAGTAAAGTCCATAGTTGTTCAACCATATCTCTGATTACTTTCTTCATGGTTTTCTCCTATAGGCTGCTGCTGCTCCTGCCATACTTGCTGCGTTAACCGCAGCCTGTCCAGCAATAACTGATGCGACAATGATCTTTTCTGATTCTTCTCTTTCTTCATCTGACATATCAGCACCGATGCTTGCAATTGCAAGAAGGGCTTGAGTTGGATCAGTAAAGATTGCTTCAATAAGGGCGGCTGGACTCTCAAGTACTACCAATGCAGCAGCAACTTCGGCTGTAATTACAACCTCATTGCCATTCTCATCTTCACGTACTTCAACTGGTGTTTCAGCAGGCAAGTCTTCATAGGTTAAGCCAGCATCTTGAATTGCTTGGGCTGTAACTGGCTCGCCTTGTGCTGCTTCAATGACCGCTTCTGCTATGACTTGTCT